GATCCCAATGATATGTTACGGCAGGGCTTACACCATAACTTTATGAATGCTTGGTGGGCCTCTAGTATTTATACACCATCAGGTGTCCTTAACTTAACCGACAACCTTGAGAAATTAATTACTCGGAAAAAAGTAGAGTCAATTCCTTACCCTTGGACTGGCTTAAACGAAAAGCTTTATGGGATGAGAAGAGGCGAGCTTGTTACTATAACAGGGGGTACGGGTTTAGGTAAGTCTAGTATTACAAGAGAGCTAGAGCACTGGATTCTTAATGAGACAGAAGATAATGTAGGCATCATTGCTCTTGAAGAAAACTGGCAGCGTACCGCCGATGGTATTTTATCTATCGAAGCTAACGAGAAGTTATACATTGAGCAGATAAGAGAACAGTATGGCGACGAGCAATACGCAAATCTTGTTAATAAAGTTTTTACTGGCGGAAATGAAAACCGCCTTTGGATACATGCTCACTATGGGGCAACCGACTTTGATGATATCTTATCTAAGATTAGATACATGATTATTGGATGCAATTGTAAATGGATTGTTGTAGATCACTTACACATGCTAGTTATGAGCGCTGCCTTTGGCGATGAGAGAACTACTATTGATAATATTATGGGTGCACTTAGCCGACTTGTTAACGAAACAAATGTAGGCATGATATTAGTATCACACCTCCGTAGAATTGAAGGTAACAAAGGACATGAACAAGGCGTTAGTGTAGGCCTCTCGCACCTCAGAGGGTCTGCAAGTATAGCTCAAATATCTGACTGTGTTATTGGCTTGGAACGCAATCAACAATCAGATGATCCCCAAGAAGCAAACACAACACATCTTCGCATACTTAAGTCTAGATATACAGGTGATGTAGGGATGGCAACTCACTTGCTTTATGATAGAGATACTGGTAGACTTAAAGAAGTATTCATAGAAGAAGAAACTAGCGAGTTAGAATTATGAAATCTTTAGTCTTTGATATAGAAACAGATGACTTAAAAGCTACTAAGATATGGTGTATATCTGCGCTTGACGTAGACACAGAAGTTCAAGTATCTTTTGGACCTTCTCAATTGCAAGAGGGTTTGCAGCTACTTAAAGATGCAGATAAATTAATTGGGCATAACATTATTGGCTTTGATATACCCGTCATTAAAAACCTAACTGGCGTAGACTTAACAGATAAAAATATAGTAGATACTTTAGTTTTATCACGCTTGTTTAACCCAGTGCGTGAAGGCAATCATGGGCTAGAAAGATGGGGCTATGCACTAGGCTCTCCCAAGATTGAGTTTGAGGAGTACACAAAGTATAGTAAAGAAATGCTTAAGTATTGTGAGCAAGATGTATACCTTAACTATAAAGTATATGAAGCTTTGAAAAAAGAATCTAAAGGTTTCTCTAGAGAAAGCGTAACGCTTGAGCATGAGACCTGTAAGATCTTAGCTGCTCAAAGAACTCATGGCTTCTTCTTCGATGTTGAAGAAGCGAGTAAGCTGTTAGCTTATCTAAACAGTAGGACAGCTCATATAGTAAATAAAATAAATGAGGTATTCAAACCCAAGAAAAAAACTAGAAAGATATTTAAAAGATACAGCCCTAAAGGACGGCTGTTAAAAACAGGGATTGATAATTTTAATAAGGGTACAAGATTAACTGATGAAGAGTATGCAGTTATAGAGCGTACAAATTTTGTAGAAAGAATATATACACAAGAGTTTAACCCCGGATCAAGACAACAGATAGGCGAGTACTTAAAAGATTTTGGTTGGAAGCCTGTTGAATATACACCTACAGGTCAGCCTAAAGTAGATGAAAAAATTCTTTCTGAAATTAAAGGTATACCAGAAGCAGAAGTAATAGCTGAATACTTAATGCTACAAAAAAGAATAGCTCAAATTAATTCTTGGTTTAAAGAACTAGACGAAGACTCTAACAGAGTACATGGTTTTGTAAATCATAATGGTACTATCACAGGAAGAATGACACACCGTAATCCTAACATGGCACAGATACCCAGCACTAACTCTAGCTACGGCAAAGAATGTAGGGCTTGTTGGACTGTACCTAAAGGATATAAACTTGTAGGCATTGATGCGTCTGGACTAGAGCTAAGAATGCTTGCCCATTACATGAACGATGAGGACTATACAAATGAAATTCTCAATGGAGACATACACACCACTAATCAAAAGCTTGCAGGACTTGAATCAAGAAATCAGGCTAAGACTTTCATCTATGCCTTACTATACGGAGCAGGAGATGCTAAACTTGGAACAGTGGCTGGAGGAGGTAAAAGTACTGGAAGGAACCTTAGAAAATCATTTATTAGTAATCTCCCATCATTTAAGGCTGTTAAAGATAGAGTCGCTAGAGCAGCAACACGCGGCTACCTTAAAGCATTAGACGGCCGTAAGTTGTATGTAAGATCAGAGCACAGCGCCCTTAATACTTTACTACAAGGAGCAGGAGCTATTGTAATGAAGCAGGCATTGGTTATACTAGATAAGAAAATCAAACATTTAGATGCGCACTTTGTTGCTAACGTACACGATGAATGGCAGATAGAAGTCCGACAAGATCAAGCTGATGAGGTAGGTAGGCTAGGTGTTGAGGCAATCATTGAAGCTGGTAAGGTTCTTAAACTTAACTGCCCCCTCGACGGGGAATATAAAGTAGGAGATAACTGGAGTGAAACACATTGATAGGACAACTAGATTTGTTTGAAGAAACATATGTTTTATATGGAAAGATGTACGCTAGTGATGGTGTATATATTCCAGATATAATTTGTACAGGAGTTTATGAACATTGTAAAATGATTGAGGAATCAGACCCTTGGGATGAATACCTTTACACCTATATAGATTTTTATTCCGACTAAAGAGGAACTTGAAATGAAACCAACTAAAATAACAAACACCAAACCAAGGCATGAGCCTAACAGATTAGGTGATATGGCAGAACACTACGCTATCACTTGGTTATGGGACAACGGTTATCATGTCTTTAAAAACTGTGGTTGCACCGGACCTATAGACATTGTTGCTTTAGATCCCCAAGGAAAAGTAACATTGATAGATGTTAAGTCTTACAAGGATGGTAGACTAGCAGCAAAGACACCGCTTCAAAAAAAACTTAACGTACAGTACCTCCACTATAACTCCCTCACACGCAAATGTAGATTCGTAAGGCATCGCACATGAATATAGTAGAAGATATATATAAAAAACTAGACACCTTAAATGACGGACCCCTAGATCTTTCCGATAAAATTATAGATGACTTTGGCCTAGCCATGAAGGAAGCCATTAGGTCTTGGGCGACCCCTCAGAAAAAAGACAATAAATTTTATTTAAGAATGTCTAACATTGGTAAGCCCGCTAGAAGATTGTGGTATGATAAACAAACAGAACTTGAAAACAAAAGACTTGAACCTTCTTTGTTCATTAAGTTTTTATACGGCCACTTACTAGAAGAAGTTATTCTTTTGTTAGTCAGACTCTCGGGCCATAAGGTAACAGACGAGCAAAAAGAAATTGATATTGAAGGTATTAAAGGACACATGGATTGTAAGATTGATGACATTGTTGTTGATGTAAAATCTGCTTCCGGTTTTTCCTTTAGTAAATTTAGGCAGGGCATCCTAAGAGAAGATGATCCTTTTGGTTACATTGCCCAGCTAACAGCATATGAAGAAGCAGAAGGGACGACTGACTCAGGGTTTTTAGTTATTAACAAAGAGACAGGCGAGCTTTGTTTTCATCAACCCGATGAGTTAGATAAGCCTAACATTAAGAATCATATTAAAGATCTTAAAAAGAAACTAGACTTGAAAACTCCACCTGAATTATGTTATGATCCAATACCAGAAGGTAAGTCAGGTAACATGAGGATTGCTAAGAACTGCATGTACTGTCCTCATAAAAAAGAATGCTTTAAAGATTCTAATAATGGTAAAGGGTTGAGAGCCTTTAGATATGCAAAAGGATTAACATACTTTACTAAGGTTAAAGTTATGCCAAAGGTAGATGAAATTTATGAATGGTAAACGATCAAAAAAAATTAACAAGAAAGCAAAAGAACTAACTATAGAATGGTTAAAGACTTTGCTTAACGAAGAGGAAGCAGCTAAGATAACTAAACTTCCTCCTAATAACTTAGTGTATAACCGCAAAGGAACTGCTATGTCTATGCCTTATTCTTATAAAGGAATAAAAAGAAAATTAAAAAAATTAAAAAGTATAGAGCACTTAACTCTTAAGGATATTTAGTGGCTGCAAAAATAAAATCGGGCTTGCGTAAACGTAGAGTAAAAAGACCTGTGGAAAAAAAAAGCTACGATCGTAGTCTTAAAGGCTACGATTCTAATTGGGAGTATGAATTACACACAGGTATTTTAAAAGACTGGGACATCCATACAGATACAGTTGATTATATTGTGGAGCATACATACCACCCTGATTTTATTAAAAAAATTAAAGGGACTACAATTTTCTTAGAGGCAAAGGGCCGCTTTTGGGATCACGCAGAACACAACAAATATGTATGGGTAAAGAAAGCATTGCCTAAAAAGATAGAACTCGTGTTTTTGTTTGCCGACCCCGCAGCCCCGATGCCCGGAGCAACGCGGCGCAAGGATGGTACTAAAAGATCACACGCAGAATGGGCTGAGCGTAACGGCTTTAGATGGTACAGCGTGTACAACATACCCAAAGAATGGATTGATTCATCGACGCGACTTGAAATAAACCCTGACTATCCGGAGGAACAAGAGTGAAACAAAACACAAAGAAAAAACTTAATGACGCGACACCCGAAGAGTGGGATAATGTATCCAAGCCAGCCCACTATAACAGCGGAGACATTGAGTGCATCGACGGAATAGAAGCCATGTTAACAAGAGACGAGTTTATAGGTTACTTGCGCGGAAACAGCATGAAGTATCGCTGGAGATTCCCGTACAAAAACGGAACAGAAGATCTGAAGAAAGCAGAGTGGTACGAGAAAAGACTACTAAGGATTCTGGAGAGTAATGGATAAGAATTATGTAGACAGGAAGGCTGAGCGTAGGGATAAGTACAACAAGAAACGCAAAGGCAAGGTTACTAAAGATCATAAGAACTTTAAGAGTATTAGGCTTGAAGAAATAAAAAATTTTGAGGACATAGAGGATTTAAAAAATGGATCAATATCAACAGTACATTCACAAGAGTAGGTACGCACGTTACTTAGATGAGGAAGGACGTAGAGAAACGTGGGCTGAGACAGTCAACCGTTATCTTTCTTTCTTTGTAGAACGTAATCAACTAGGTGCGTCAGAAGCCGAAGAACTTTTCAATGCTATTGCTGATCAAAAGGTAATGCCGTCTATGCGTTGCATGATGACAGCAGGCCCAGCTTTACACCGTGACAATGTTGCAGGCTTTAACTGCTCCTACCTCCCTATCGATAGCCCCCGTTCTTTTGACGAGCTTATGTATATCTTGTTGTGCGGCACAGGCGTAGGCTTTAGTGTAGAGCGGGACTACGTAAGCAAACTACCAGAGGTGGCCGACAGCTTCCATGAGACCGACTCTACGGTTGTTGTATCTGACAGTAAAGTAGGATGGGCCAGTGCTTTCAGAGAGCTTATAAGCCTGCTGTACGCCGGTAAGATTCCTAAGTGTGACTTAACTAGGGTACGTCCTGCTGGAGCTAGACTGAAGACCTTTGGCGGTAGAGCCAGTGGACCACAGCCTTTAGCAGATCTATTTAACTTTACTGTTGATCTGTTTAAAGCTGCTACAGGCCGTAAGTTAACGTCACTAGAGTGTCACGACTTGGTATGCAAGATAGCTGACATCGTTGTTGTAGGCGGTGTACGGCGCTCTGCTTTGATCTCATTAAGTAATGTAACCGATAACCGCATGGCTAATGCTAAGAATGGTGAGTGGTATTTAAGCAACGGGCAGCGAGCCTTGGCTAACAACAGTGCTGTTTATTCTGAGAAGCCTGACTTTGATACCTACTCTTCTGAGATGAAGCGTTTGTATGATTCTAAGTCTGGTGAGCGTGGTATCTTTAGCCGCATTGCAGCTCAGAAAGTAGCTGCGCGTAACGAACGGCGGGACGCTACACATAAGTTTGGTACTAATCCTTGCAGTGAAATTATTCTCAGGCCCTACCAGTTCTGTAATCTATCAGAGGTTATTGTTAGAGCAGATGACACTGAGGATACCCTTATAGAAAAGGTACGGGTTGCTACAATTTTAGGAACTCTTCAATCTACTATGACTGACTTCCGTTACCTACGTAACATCTGGAAAAAGAATACAGAAGAAGAAGCATTGTTGGGTGTGTCTATGACAGGCATTATGGATTGCAAACTAACTAACGGCTCAACTGGTGATGAAAATTTAGGGCGGCTCTTAGAAAACCTTAGAGACGTTGCGATACTTACTAACAAAGAATGGGCAAATAAACTAGGGGTTAATCCTTCTGCTGCTATCACTTGCGTTAAGCCTAGTGGTACTGTTTCACAGTTAACTGATAGTGCTAGTGGTATTCACCCACGCTTTAGTGAGTATTATATTAGGACTGTAAGAGCTGATAAGAAAGATCCATTAGCTACAGCAATGATTGACAAAGGCTTTCCGCACGAAGAAGACGTAATGAATAACTCTAACTGGGTATTTAGTTTTCCTCAAAAGGCTCCTAACAAAGCGGTAACTGTAGAAAGCATGGGGGCTATGGAGCAGTTAAAGCTGTGGAAGATCTATCAAGATAGCTGGTGTGAGCATAAACCCTCAATGACTTGTTACTATAATGATGATAACTTCTACTCTGTTTGTCAGTGGATCTGGGAAAACTTTGATAGCGTCAGTGGCATTAGCTTTCTTCCTGAAGCAGAGCACGTATATAAACAAGCTCCGTACCAGAAGATAGATAAGGATACGTATCAAAAGCTTTTAAAAGATATGCCTAAAGATATGGAGTGGGACATTGAAGAATCAGATGATAACACTGAAGGTACACAAACTCTAGCCTGTGTTGCAGGAGTATGTGAGATATGATTGAAGGCAACTTACTTTCTTTTAGAATTTTTATAGACAAGAAAGGTAAAGTAGTTACAGAGTTGAGTGGCCTACCTGAAAATAAAATTAATACTGTATTTAAAGATGAGTACACTCGCTCTTATATACGTACCATATTAAGGGAAGGACACAGTAAACTAGATGGTTTACATGCTCACTTAGAAAATCAAATAGGGGCTTTATAATGGACGATATATTTTTCACACCCGAAACAAGGCTAGCAACTGTCCTAAGAATTAACTCAGAAATTATTTCATCACTAGCCAGCGTAGAACTAATGGAGGAAAACATTGAAGTCCTTACACGGCTTCTAGATGCTCACTCAAACTTTGTACTGTCTGTCTCTGATAAAGTTATACAATCAGAACGGTTAGATATTAAGTCGGTTAAGTAATTACCACTTAGCTTTGTCGGCCCAGTAAGCAGCAGACATCTTTCCTTTTTTAATGTTTTTAGCATGTCTGGCTTTAAATGATTTACGCTTTGCTTTCATGCGATCAGACTCCCCGGCTTTAGGTTTACCTGCTGTGCTAGCTCCCTGCTCCCCGAAGCGAATAGTTTTAACTTTATCGCCTTCTTTGGCTACAACAACATGAGATTTTTTAGGATGCTTAGGGGTTCTTTTAGGTTTATTATAACCACTAACTCCTGCTCGTTCTAATCTAGGGTCTTTACCTTTTGTCATTTAAAATCTCCTCTTCCTTCTTAGTCAACCAAGATAATACAAACAATAAAAATGTCACACCAATAAAGCGCATCATACCTTTCTATGCTTTCTAGTTTTAGCTGCAATCTTTTTAGGTTGCTTGCTGTGCTGCTTACCAGCCTTAGTATCCTTACGTTTCTTTGCGCTTGTCTGAGCGTACTCAGCAGAGCTTAGAGACTCCCTAGCCTTTTTAGGTAGGTAGCGTTCTCCTGTTTCACTAGACTTCTTACCAGACTTAGTACCCCAGTCCTGTTTTGTCCAAGCCTTTAAAGACTTCTGAGGTTTCTTGATAGCCATTACTTATACCCTCCACCCTTAGCCTTGTATTCTTTAGCTAACATCTGAGCCTTACGAGCCGACCACTGACCAGCCTTACCACCTTTAGTCCCAGCTTTAATCTTATTAAAAAGATTTTTACGCATAGTAGGCTTAGTATAATTACCCGCTTTATTAACAGTAGATTTTTTATCAGTCATTTTTATTATTCCATAAATCAAATAAGACACGAATCTTTTCTTTTATTGTTTCTATATCGCCGTGCATTTTAGCAAGCACAATTACAAGCGTAACAAAGCCCATCATAATGGGCCACGTAGCGTTTACAAATTCTACTGAGGTCATTTAATAACTCCACACCCAAGGCCTCGGCCTGCTTTCGCTCCACTCTAAATCGTCAAGATGAATAAAACGGCCAGTCCCTTTTTGTTTTACGCCTATTCCACTTAGGCCCATGCTTAGTGCAGCTTCTAAAAGCCTGTGAGCTTGGTTACCAGACACCGCTATGTCTATAGCCCTCCCGGATACATGCGCCCCTACGGCCTTCTTACGAGCTTCTATGGGGTGTTCAGCACACCTGTATGCCGAAGTAACTACAAAAGGAAAGCCTAACTCATATCGAAGAGCTTCTATTTTCTCCATGAAATCAGCATTCATCTTGTACTCACCACAGTGCTGACACTTTAATTCCTCTTCTGTAAAATATTTCATATTAAATATCCGTATTGTGTGGTATAAACAAGGATGCTTTTTTAACTCCCTCATTAATGATATCAAGCTCAGTATTAATATCTGAGTTAACAGCCGTTACAATGCCAGCAGTAGTTATGCTAGGTTCTGCAAACTTAGCGGCTACAGCAGTGGCAATAGCATCCACATCAAGAGCTGATTGTGTTTGAACTACACGCACCAAGTTACTTACAGTGATTGGATAAATTGCCGTACCAACAAAGTTATAATAAGGAGTATCAAAATCATCTGAATATAATACACCGTCAACTTTTGTTTTAGTGACATCTATATATAACTTCCAGCCGTTAATAAGAAAGTAAATATCCCCACTAAACTCCCCGCCACCTACGGCATCACCGCCTGTAGCCCGTATAGCAGGAACAAAAGCAGAATTTGTTTCGTACTGTGTCCATTCTTTCCATCCAGAATAAAGATCTGTCTTAATGTTAATAGAAGTTTCATTTTCATTAACGTATATGAGCTTGTTGACACCATCAAAAGTTAACTTCTGATTACCCCAACGCCCATTAGCAGGATCATAATCCGACCAAAATTCAACATGCCCGTAATTGAGAACGATGCTAGGCATTATTGAATACGCTCTTTCCAATTAAGCGCAATATTTAATTTGGTGTCAGTAGTCGGTGCCACAAAATGACCGACCATAAACGTCCAAGCTGACCGTGATGGGGGTGTACCTTCTATGTCACCATCTGCTGCCGCACCAGCCCAACCAGATCCGTCAACTGCACCCAGCGTAGTCTCATAGTCTCGTGGGAATGTAGCAGTCTGAAGCGCCACGCTGGTCACATTTCCTGACCCGCCACTGGTAGTAGTGAATGAACTACTGGCAAGGCCTACGTCTAACAGCGCATCTGTTCTACCTTTTACGCTTGCTACGCTTGCGTTTAAGGCCGTGATAACCGCTGTGCCTGCACCACTAACCGTTATGGTATCGCCGACAACAACATTGGTTGTACTATCCAAGGTAAGTTCTCGGACAACCCTGTCATTATCAAGCGCCGCCAAAGAAGTGTACAGTATTGCTGAATTGCCGCCAGTGAATGCCAGATAAACAGTGGTATTGTTTAAAGCATTTGGCCCAGTCTGACTTACTCCTTTAATCATTACGTCGTTACGATCATCAAACAAGTGCCTGTTTTGGCCTGTAATAGGATTAGTACCTAAAGTTAAAACCGCAGGATTTGCAGCCGTAATAGACGAAATAGGTTGTTTACGAACGCTTGTTGTTGTTTCAGCATTGACCTTTAACGTGCCTTCTTGAATAGTATTAAAGAATTTAGTTAGATCAATTTCGCCATCACCTTTAATCGTTGCCTCTAAGATCTGTTCACCATGTGCGAGATGCTCTGCATCCTTATCAAATTCCACTGTGGTGTATGTTTCTTGATTGTAATTTTCGCCTCGCAAGATACATCGGCCATAAGCCCTGACCTCAACCCGACGATCAGTTTCGGCGCTGGCTGCATCAAAAGCAGTCAATTGCAATTTCTTAGGCAGATATAAGCTGTGATTTTCCAGCCCGTTAATCTGCTCAACAGGCCTTGCCGAAAACACATACTTAGCACCAGTTAATGCGCCGTCTAAAGTATGGCTCCTGTCGTACAATTTCAGAGCGCCTTCTTCCATTATGTCCGCATCGGACTCAGTATAAACAGCAGCGCCATAGGCATACATAAACTTATTGCCCGTGTACTGTGTACCATCAAGACATTTAAGCGCCCAGCAAATTGGCCTGTTTGGATTACTTACAGCGTTATGGCTGGCTTTGTTCTCCATGTACATTTCATGACATACCAGACGTTCGCCTTGGTAGTAAACACCCCAGCGAATCCGTCCACCACCAAGATGCTGATAATCAATCCAATACAAGTTGGATTTGGTCACATCCAAAGTCATGCCAGAAGAACCTGACCCATCCAATTTATCTTTATTCCAACTGGACTGTGGAATTGGGTCGTTTGTAGTTGCACCTTCAAATGTTTTTCGATGAACTACATTCAAAGTGCTGCCATTTTGCTGAAAGAAGAAACCATCGGTAGCATCAAATGCTCCCCAGTTCTGAACCAAACCCGTTTGGGTTTTTGTGTCCAGCCGAGTAGCAATGGTGAAAACAGTGGATCCGCCAGCCAACGCAGGATGATATAAATTACTTGTGTGAGTTGCTTGATCGTTGGCCGTATCGCCAACAAGTAATTTTACCGCTTGAAAAGTAGGCTCATGAGTTACAGTCGCCGTTCCAATCAAAGCATTACTAAATGCTGCTGGCCTAGTATCTTTCAGAAATAAATATTCAGCAATCAACTTCTGATTACTTACTCGCAACTGATTGAACGCAGATAATTCTGCTGGGCCTTCACCAAATCTAACTTGACCCGACCCAAAACGGTCAATATTCCAACCGTATTCAGGGTTATCCCATCCCATTATATTTTGAGCGGGAATATAAAGATCATAGATATTCGCCGTTGTAGTCGCTACTGTCGTAAGGCCATCAGGATCGGTTAATGTTTGTCCTGCAATAGGCTCAACATTATTAAGTCTATCAGCTTTAGAATAGTGAACAGATAAGATACCCGTAGTTCCATTATCCTGTACACCGTGGAGGTGGACCATCATAGTAGGCCCACTGTTTCCACTGATGGTATACATCCCGCCTATTTTCCAGTTATAGCTATTATCGTTTTGATTCTCAAAACCTATTTCAGCAGTGTGAATCATATAGACTCTATCACCAGTAGACTCAGGAGGAATCCGTGTGTACCTTTTTTCTCCAGCCATTATTTAACTCCTTTAAGTATTACTATAGTTACGTTCTTGTGCTGGGTTAACGCTAATAGTCTGTCCAATTGCACTTGTAATTTTATAGTCTGTTTTGACCCATTGACCACCACTTAAGCCAATACCAATTACAGTAACATCTTGGTCCCCATCTGTTCCGTTACCGGCTCGCCCAGCTTGATTGTTTGATGTATAAGCAAATGACCAGTTTACAGGCGATCCTGAATAAGTTCCAGTAATATCTGCATTGTCTTTATCGTCAACAAGAACTGCTGTGGCAGTACCATAAGCATCTTGAGAAGTATTTCTAAAGAACATCCAGAACTTAAAGTCTCCTGATCCAGCGTTGGCCCCGAACACAATAGTTCCTGAAGCAATTGTCGGATAATTAATTGCAGGGGTCGTGGTTCCAAACTCTAAATACGTAACACTTGGATACTGGTTTGCATTTAATCCATCAATAACAGTACCAGCAAGACCATTAAGAGTATCACCAATAAAGAAAATAAGAACGTCAGCAGTTTTACCAGTTACTGTCCCTGCCCCAGAATCAATATCTGTAGCTTGACGCATTAGGTATTGCATTTTTTCATAAATTTGAGCAACCGTAGCATTACCTGAAGCATCTGTAATAATGTAACGATAGTTTTCATTTACAGTATCTTCATTAATATCTCTAGTTTGATTAGTTCCAAAATATTCTACAGTAATTAAGCTGTGGATAGAAGCAACAGAGCCACCGCTTGTATAAGATCCGGGATCTGACACAATAGGATAGGTAATAGTATTTACGTCTGTTACACCTATAACACCTTGATAGTTATAACCGCTGGGGGTGCTCCCTGTAATACTGACGTAATCACCATCAGCATATCCATGAGCTGTTGCGGTAGCTGTAACAGTACCAGCTGCCCAAGTAGCAGCACTGATGCTAGTAGAACCACTAATATAAGCATCGGTATTAACAATTTTAAGGTCGGTTGCATTTGATAAAGGATAACGATAAGCAATGTAGTCTAAGGTGTTAGCACCAATACTGGCGTTAGTACTAGACGAATAAGTTTTACCTTGCTCTCTACAGAAGACTTTAAAGGAAGTAGACCCACCAGTATAATTAAAGTCTGGAGTACCATCGCCATTAGTGTCCTCATAAATTTTAACAGCTTCGTTTACTTCATCTGGGTATGTAAATGTTACAGGCGCTAGGGAGTCAAACTGATAGTAGGGCGTTGCGCCTGCGCTAATTGCACCCAAAGAAATAATGTTCATATACTCAGCTGTTTTAAAACCGCCCCCGCTTGGGTCTGTTTCTCGCCAACCAGCAGAACGAATGAGGTTTCGTGTAGTTGTATCGGCAGGAAGCCAGCCGTTAATAAAGTCAAACTTTTCTGGAGTAATTGCCTCTAAAGGAAACGGATAAGAAATAAGAGAAGCTTGGGCTTTCCATTCTTCTTTTAAAAATGAATACAAAGCTTGAAGCGTAACGCCCCCAGTAGCGCCAGCAGCAGTAATATTTGTACCACTAACAAGCTGTATAGTTTTATTAGTTGTGTTAACAACAACATCTGTGTTATAGACAAGAGTATCTGGGTCTGTTACTGTAGCCATAGTTTTTTTCCTCTAAGTATTAAGTTTTATAATTTCTGTCAAATATTTGACTAACAGGAAAGGAGGAATTAGATGCCCCCAGCTCAAAATTAGCCGCTCTAAAATAAACATAGTTGATACTATGTACAACAATATCTACAAAAGTAGATGCTTGGTAGGTATATGTATATTGAAACGTAGTTCCGCTATTTTCTATACCTGCTAATTCTGTAGTAGTTCCTGCAGAATATATACGAACTTCAGAATTAGCCTGAAGTCCCGTTAAAGTTAATGTAACTTGGTTTTCTATTACATTTACAGTAGCGCCTGTAGTTCTAATAGTAGGTGTAGTTCCGTTAGAGCTTACGCTTATGTCCAAAGTTCCACTGCCTACGTCTACCCATATTGTTTCTTGACCAGTGCTTCCGTTGGAGGCAGCATACCCAGTCCCTTTGCAGTCCCAAATCATAGAACCTGTACCCAAGCTAGTTAACTTAACGGCGTGTCCCCCTGAACCTCTTGTAAAAGAGCAATCAGTTAAGTTATTTAAATTTTCTGTTGTGACAGCTTGAGCCCCTGTCGATTCGGTCACAATACACTGGTCTAATACTGCTCCTGTACCTAATGTAATAGGGGCACAGTTTACAAAAGAACATTCAGAAGCTGTTGAAGCTGCTACAAAAGACATACCAGAGCAGCCTGAAATACTGTTGCCTTTAAAGCTGTGCGCTGCAGCGTCAAAACTTAACGTGCCTGTCAGGTTCTCAAGCGAACAGCCGTACCAGTTACCCGTCTCAACATTACCGTCAGAGAAGTCAATTCCAAAGGTGTAAGAATCGTTTCCTACAATAGAAATTCCGTTACGTCCTCCCGTTGTACTTACTGGCTGTCCTAGCGAAAGGCTGTTAGTCCCAGATCCGCCGACTACATTTATTCCAGCAAATGTTAAAGGAACAGCATCAACTACACCGCCTTGATAATATAAAGGCTCTGCCGCAAAGATCTTAGAATCTTCGTCTGTAATCGTTGAAGCTGCCGCAGTTGTATCACCCAGCGTCACAGTCCCAGCAATTTCAATAGAAGTGTTTGAGTCATTCAATGCTCGGACTACGCCATATCTTTGAGTCGCTTCATTCGTAAGTAACTCATTAAACAAACCAAGCGTTGACGTTCCTGTTACTATTAGACCATTGCCAACATCGCAAGCGTCAAGAATCAAGTTATCAAATCGAGCCGTAGTACCGCCAACATCAGCGAACACTCCGATGTGCGTTATGTTCGATGTGTTTAACGTACCAGCACCGCCTGATCTAGTTTTAGTTGGATCAAGAATCATCCTGACCCACCCACCAGCGTAATTATCAGAGCCGTAATAAGTAAACAGCGAGTAATTGCTTGCTGTGGGCGTCCCTGAGCTTAAACAAATACCAAAGCCATTCGCCGCTTGAGTATTTAACAAAGATGCCGCTAGGAAGTTGCCCCAAACATAAATCAATTGTCCTGCTTCTGTCGTTGAAAAGTTCAACGCCGAAGGCAACGCAACAAACATGGCAACGCCTTGCTTGCTCACCTGTACGGTGATTGCAGTTGATCCTTCTATAGAACCATCGGCAGCAGCCGCACTTGGCGCGCCACCAGAGCCAGCATATTTAACAATGGTGACAGTATCACTGCCGTTATTAGCAGTAAACTGTCTACCATTACCATCCCATGCGACTGATACAGTCATTAGGCATCACTCGTTTCTGTAGCTGTAAACGACATATATATATATCTCCCGTTAAATTTTAATAGTTTTTTGAATTACAAGACCACTAAGAACACTGTTCTCAAATCTTTTATAGAATGAATCAACTGCCGCTCCTGAAGGAACAAGCCTATATAAAGTTCCATTAGTATATGTATACTGATATACATCCCCATCAGCTATTGTTTCAAGAAGTGTAGGCTCACTTGAATAACCACTAGCATAATCAATCCACTGAAGCTTTGGTTTTCTTGTAGCAGCAGACTCTGCACCAGTTACATACTGGATTATATTACTAAAAGAAATTGACTCTCCCCAAACACCGGGAGAAACTTCAAAGCATATCGTGTCATCTTTAATCTTGTGTTTAGGCATTGGACCCATAGGGCCTTCGGGGCCTTCAGCACCTGCTATGCCTTGTGGTCCTGCAACACCATCAAATCCTTTAGGGCCTTGTGGTCCTATCTCACCTTGAGGGCCGTCCTTACCATCACGACCTTGTACTCCTGCAGGCCCTTGCTCTCCTTTAGGCCCTCTTTCACCCTGTGGTCCTGCCGGACCTGCAGCGCCTTTTAAAGCTTTTAAACGACGCTGTTGCGCTTCTAAAGCTTTAGCGTCTTCTGCAGCCTTAGCAATTTTAAAGATTCGTTTAATAGGATCAGAGTCGTTACCGCCGCCTACAAAGCCTAGACGCTTGAGAGGATCTTTCTCACCAAACCCTAACTTACGTAATGAATCAGCCATTATCTATCCTTACTTAATAAACTTAAACCACCCTTAGCTTTATTTTGTCTTGGGTCTGCTTTATCAAACTTAGAAGCAAAGGTGCTTTTAAATTGTTCAGGGTCAAAAAGAATATATGAATAAGGACTTTCACCTTTTATTCTTGCCTCTAGTTTATTCTTATACTTAACGCTGTCAAAACCGAAATCCTTTAAAACGCTTTGAAGTTCTTTGTTTACTTTAGCATTATAAATATTATAGCTTAAGCTATCTTCTAAACCTTCTTGCGACAGCTCCATAACTTTATTTATATACGGAGATACTTTGCGCTTTATAACACTAGAAACAGCTTCTGAGTTTACACCTTTTTGATTAGCTTGCTTAACAACAGCAGAGACAAAACTATTTAGGTTTTGACTATTTAGTATTTCTATTGCTCCCCAGTTTCCATAATCGTCTTCTATAACTAAAGGGTTTTTAACATTTACATATCCTTTAGTAATTGCTTGAGGCGTATCCATTCCTGTCTGTTCTAACGCAGTAAGCATAGTTTCTTCTGACACTTCTTCTTTTGGTAAAGCATCATACTTTGTAAGTATAGAAGTTGCCTGACCTTTAGAGCCTACGTGAGTTCCAAGCTCTCTGGGCATAGCAAAACTTAATTCATAGTCAGTATCAAAACCATCAGAAGTTCCTCGATAGACAGGTTCTTTTTCTTTAGAGTCTTTTAAAAATTCTTTTAACGCTTTGTCTCGATCAACTTCTCTAACTACATCAGCCCGTAAAGGAACATCAGGAACCTTAAAAGATTTTAAAAGCTCTTGTTCTTCTTCGGTTAGCATAGATGCTTCAAAATCTAAAGTCGTTTTCTCTTGCTTTTTATCAAACATAGGATCTTTAGATTCTTTTACTATTTTTTTCTGTAGTAAAACATCTACTATTTTTTGTTCGGGTTCCCGCGCTTTTTGTGTTAGACCTTTAGAATCTAAGATATCTTGTATATGGGCTTTTGCTTCGTCCCCAAATTCATCTTCGTACTCGCCAGATAGTTTATATGTTTCTATTTCATCATCTGTATAGTCCCTAGCTCTGCTAAAGGCTTCCCCGCCTGTAATGTTTCCTTGATCGTCTACAAACTGCGGAAACTTTTCTTTCAGCTCATCTATGGTTAAATCGTGTTTTTCTTCAAGCAAAGCTTTTGTCTCTAGTTTTATAAAATCCTCAAACTCTGGATCATCTAATTCAGAAGGCATATCTGAATCAGTTCTATAGACTTTTAAAATCTCTTCAGCCGCTTCTTCAGCCTCGTCATCTTTAACCATACGTTTACTATAATCTTTAATTACATCTTTTAAACTCTTCGATATAATTTTAGTTAATCCACCTGCTACAAAATTCATACGTTGTAAAGGATCTTGCCTGTCTTCTATGTCTGTAAAAGCTGTACCAGCCTGTTGGTTGTAAGGCATACCTGTCATTTTATCTATACGTTGATCAGGCTCAGAAGGAGCGTTAGGTACGTCTAGTACTTCACCGCCTTTAGCTAATTTAATTTTAGGTTTTTCACCACGTATAAATTCTTTTTCAAATTGACGAGCGCCCGTCCTAATTTCTTTTCTTGTTTCTTTAGGCAGTGCAGAATAAAAAGGCATCATACTTACAAAAGGATCAACAAGAGTGTATCCTTTAGCTGCTGTTAAGGCTTGTCCTACAAAAGGACCAGTAACTCCTGCGACAGGCCCTGCGATAGGCCCTAAAAATTCTGAAGCTTTTGAAGTTCTTTGAGCAACATCTAAATAAATACCATTACCACCCCAACGAGCCAAACCATCTAGTAATAATTCATTAGGTTCTTTTTTCTTATATTCAGAATCTTTATTAAAAAGCTCATTTCTTTGATAGTTAAGCATCATAGCAGCGCCCTGCATTGTCAATGCTGTTCCTAACACCTTACCAGAAGCTCCTATATCACCTTGAGCCACACCCCTTGCAGTACGTCTTACCATATCTTTAAGTATAGTGTTTGTAAAAGCAGCAGGATAAGCACTTAATTGAAACAACATAGATGTAAAAGGACTTTTAGATAAAGCTAAAGATTTTATACCTGACTCTCTAGTAGGGTTAAGAATAATTTCATTAGTATATCGGGCCGCTCCTCGTTCTATTTGATAAATAAAATCATCTTCAATATTTAAATTACCTTTAGTTTTAGCGTGCCAGTTAAGACCCTTTTGAATATCTACATTTAATTCCAAAAGCTGATCAATCTTTGTTTGTATACGTGCTGTAGGTTTTTTGTCTCCGTGTTGTGCAATAGCCTTTAGATTATCTCTAATAATATCTTTACCTACATTAAAACTTGTAAGCTGCACTGTTTTTGTCCAAGGCTCCAATAAATTTAATCTAAAAAATCCTCTGTTTATTTTTTGTAAAGTAGGATTAGTTACCGATTCGCCTGACAATCTTTCTACTTGATCTGCAGCGGCTTGCTCAAAAGCAATTCCAAACCTTTGAAGTTTTCTAAAAGCTTCTGGCTGTGACATGTTATGGTCTTTCATTACTCTATTTACCATTTTGTAGGTAAGTACTTCCATACCATCTTTAGAGGCTTTAGCAAAACCTTTAACAGTGTTATATACACCTCCCCTAGAAAGATTTAATAAAACCTCAGTTAAGCTGCTAAAAGTTGCAAGGGGCAACAAAGCTAGCCTATTAACTGTTGTAACGCCATCTACAAATAAATTACTAGCCGCCACGCCTTCTCCGGTTTGGGCTTTCCAAACTGTTTCAAGATCCTTCATAGCTTTTCTGCTTTCAGAAGCACCTAGTTCTTTTTCTATTTGGGGCTTATAAAGCTTTTCAAAATCTTTCCACTGTGTAGCACCGAATACTTTTTTACGTGCCAGTTGTTTACTAATTTGATTATAGTAAGTATTTAATACATTCTGAGCATCGTTGTCTAAAAACTTTTCAAAGGGTGCATCGTCTGTAAATTTAAACTTTCTTTTAGATAAGAAAAAATTACCGCTGCTTCCCTCGTCACCATACATTTCTTTTTTGTCTAACATGCTAGCAATAATATTACTGGCTTCTGCCCCATCTTTAGCTTCCCCAGATTTTATAAGAAGCTGTGCAAATTCTCTTTCATTCTTTTCAATAGCTTTACGATTCCAAATACGCGGAAAATAATTCTCTTTAATAAAAGAAGCATCATCATATAAACCCGCAGCTTTTAAGTCTTCTGCAGCTTTGTCTAAATCTTCTCGGATTTGTTTTGCTGCATTGTCAATAACATTATCCTTAGACTTTTGGCCACGTACAGAATTAGTAAGTTGTCTATAAGCAAGATCTCTGTTTTTTCCTTGATTAGATACTAAAACAGGATCTATAGCACGTTTCATGCTGACATAATATTCACCCAAAATATCTCCAAGAGTTTCGGCATAGTCTTGCCCTTCTTGCACACGCTCACCAAAAAAAGTTCTTTGTGCATCATATCTAAATTTACTTTGAAGTCTTCTAATTGTATCTGACTTAGAAGTGTAAGGATCTAAAAACGTAGATACACGACCACCGTAGTACGCAGGAGCTTGCTGCGCTACTGTTACTACTTTATTTAAAGCTGAAGCTATGCCTCCTTTAGACTTGCCAGACTCTCTGAAGTTTGCCATAAGGTTTTCTAAAAGTTCTTCTTGACCTTCTTGGCTAATATTATTTTTAGCGGCGTACTTTTTAACAGCTTCGTTAACTGCAGCTTCGTCATCAATAATTTTAAAAACATCTTCAATAAAAGCCACTGTACTGTCATCTAAACCTAAGCGCTCTTTAGCATATTCAATACCTTCATTGTCTACAAGCTCGCCTACCATGCCTTGTTCTGCAAGATCCATAGTATCTGTTTCTTGAGGGTCTGCGGCCCTTGCTATATTTTTTTTATCTAATTTAGATATTACTATGTCTGTAAGTTTACCAAGTCCTGCGCCTATAGTTGCTCCTGCACCTATAGATGTTAATAAACGTGTTTTATCTATTTCAACAGCTTCTTGTAAACCTACTGTAATATCTCTTGTCTGTCGCCCATAATCATCAAGACCTGAAAAAACACCGCCTCCTAAAGCACCGACCTTTGCAGGTGTAGCAAAAGCTTGAAGCCTAGAAGCTATGTTTCTTTGAACAGTTTGTTTAGCTAGTTGCTGTGCTCCTACCCGTGCAGCCGCACTTGTACCTCCACTAAAAGGTAATGCTAGAAGACCTAAAAAATTTACTGGGTCAGTAAAGATATCTGTGGTTATATCCCCGGCAGCGCTTATAAACTCTTCAAAAGATCCTAAATCAGAGTCATCAAAACGCTGCCGTATGTTTTTATAAGCACGTAATACATTATCAGGTGCATCTTTGTAAAGACCAGCATTAGCAAAAAGAGTAGGTAAACGATAATCTTCGTCTCTAAGAGCTTCTATAATATCTGTATTAGAAGAAGCCGTAAAAATTTTGCTTAAAGCGCCTCTATTGTTTGCAAGATACTCAAGAACTACCTGACCATCTTGTTGAAACTGCTCATCATTTCTTAGATCTGAAACAGTTTCTCGTCTTGGGCTTTTAAACGAAGGCTTAGCTTCGCCTGTTATCTCAGCAAAATCTGGATAGCTTCCTTTATTTATCTCAGAATAATCTGGATAAATTTCTTCTTTTTTTTCTTCATCCTGTTTTTTTGTTTTATCTTCTTCTAGTAAAGATAGAACATAATTAGGATTAGAATAAAGCTCTAATTCTTCTTCATCATATATAGGCATTAAAAATCCTTAGTGACTAAATCCATTATGTGCTTTTTTAAATACATCGTAATAACTATATCCTTTAGCATACTCTATATTTTTAAACTGAGGTGGTAAATTATTAAGTATTACTTCCCTAGCTCTTTTGTCTAAGTTACTAAAAGCATTATAAGATTCTTTTAAAAGCAACTGTTCTTCACCTTTGGTTATACCAATATTAGAAACGCCGCTGTTTTCTAAACTATAAAAAGCATCAAGAATATGCAAAGAAAGATTTTCTTTTGCTAAACCTAACCCGTTATTTTTTAAAGGATTTGTTGTAGTACTGTTTAGAAATATAAGACTAGATTTTTTTTCTATTTCACTATCTATACTTCTGAGCGTCATTGCAGATGCTAGCTCATACGATTGAGAAGGGCTCATACTAATTAAATTTTGGGTAGCTAACTGTCTGCTTAAACCAAATATTCTAGGTGCTAATGTTGCTTCCATTCCTTCTATATCAGATTCTAAATATGTACCTACTTCAATAGGCTCACCATTTTTTGAAGGCATTGACCTAAGCACGTTGTTAAAAGAACTAAGAACAACTTTTCTTTGCCCTTCAGTCATTTTTTCAGCAGCTAAACTAGGATCTAATTCAGTTTTAGACTCTGTAGTATTTACAATTTCTACACCACTAGTAGTATAGCTTTTAGTAATTAAAGTAGTAACTTGTTGCCCAAGTGCGTTTGTAGTGGTAACAGACTCTTGAACTTGCCCTAATTTACCTTGTTCTAAAAATTCTCTGCTTCTTTCATCTGTAGGTACAAGTTTAGTTTCTGACCTATTTTTTTCAGGATGCTGAAATACTTTCTTAGTATAAGAAACTGTAAAAGCTTTGCCGTTAACGGAAAGAGATTTAAACACAGGTTCCGATGAAGCTTCTATCCAGTCTTCTTTATTATATTTTAAGTTATCTAATCTTTCAGCTACTCCCGCAAGTTCACTAACAGGAGCTTCATACCCTAAGCTTCTACGAGCTTCTAATAAAGAATTCCTAGTTATTTTTTGTTGGTTTATAAGAAGGTTTATTTTTTCTTCTTGTAAAGCTCGTTTATCTTTACCTGTAAAAAATTTAGACACTCCATCAGCCAGCATTCTTCCCGGAGTTCTTGGTTTAACATCACCAAAAATAGCGTTGTATTCTTCAGGGCTTTTTATTTTATAGGCTTTTTCTACTTGAGAACGTAACCTATTTATATTTTGAGCAGTCCATTTTTTAGCTTCTTCTCTTAAAAGAGTTTCTGCGCTTTCGTCAAATTCTTGTTCATCATAAGTTTGCTTAAAATTTTCAAGAAGCCTTTCGTATCTTTTATTTGCGTAATAATTTTCATCTCCTTGCGGATCTAATAAAGCTTGCTCGTTATCTGCAATAATAGTTTGCGCTATTTTATATCCACTTTCTTGTTTTCTTTTTTCAATTAAAGCAGTTTCAGAATTTAAAAACTCATTATATTTTTTTTCTTCTGGCCCCATGATTAAACTTTCTACGCCGCTTGTTATTAAATTACCCGCACCTTTAAGAAGAGGAGCCGCTAGGTAACTAAGATATTTATCTTTTCTAGCTTTCCTGCGATATTTATCTTCTTCTTTACGTCTACGGTTGTACTCAGCAGTAGTAGCAGAGCCTAAAATAGAATAAGCTTTATACAAGTCGTTGTTGTCAGCCATTTACTTTTCTCCCAACAAAGACCGCTGTGCTGGCGGCTCTACGTTGTCTATCTTATTTGAAAGCTCTGCAGGAAAATCTTCGTCCATTTGGGGCTTTTGAATTGTATTTAGTTTTTGATTCATAATGGGAAGCTTTGTTTCTTCACCTTCTTCTTCGCCTTCTTCATCATCATCATCATCTGTAATAACAAAGTCTACGTCAGCTCTTTCTGCTAAGGCAGCTATCATATAAGCAAGAGGCTCAGCAATTAAGATCATCATATCAGGATTAAACATTCCATCTTGAAATCCTTGAAACAGTAACACTTTTACAATGTCCATTACTGGAACACCTTCTTCAAGAGAATCTAAAAGGCTTATATAAGTTTCTTCTTCTGTAAGCATTTCAAAATAGTTTTCTAAAACATCTGTCCTGTCAGTAAACTGAGGAGGCTTTTCAAAAGGCGCAGGGTTTTCCGGATCTCTTGTTAAAGACTGTCCGGGTATAGGCCTATTAAAAGATGTACCAACTCTAAAAAAAGCATCGTCTAGTTCCTGATTAGCCATTACTTAACCTCCTTGTCCTGCATAACGCTGCATGTAACGATTATAAAAATCAACGCCGCCATAGTAGCCTTGTGGATCAGTATTAAGGACCGCCATGTTTTGCTGAGCAAATGCCTCAAAAGGAATGTTAAAAGCCTCTTGTTGGCTTTGAGCATAATTCCCAGACTGATAAGCATAAGGATTGTTTATAGCCCAAGAAGGGCCTTGCTTATATTCTTCTGGACCAAGGCCAACGGCTTTAGCTAAGCCTGTTTGAGCAACGCTACTTACTGCTTTTCCGGGGGCTTCTAACAGGCTTTTGTAAGCATATTCTCCAGCTTTACCCGGAGCAGCTTTTAAGGCCGCGCCTACAGTTGCTTCACCTGTCATTTTTTCAAGACCTTTAGAGAACCAATTTTGATCTTTAACTACCTCTGCTGGAGGAGCTATTTCAACCGGAGCAGAAGAAAAATTTAAATCTGTTTGAGCTTGTTCCATAAAGCCTGACTTTACCTCTCCAGTAAGCGGGTCTGTTACAGGGGTTGCACTTTGCACAGCAACACCTTCCGCTGCTTTAGTGCCTCCAAAAGCTGCAAGATCCGCTGCCGTTTTTTCTGCTACAGTCATTAAACCTCTGTCAGCAAAGTCTGTTGTAGTCGAGTTCCAAAAGTTGCTTGCTTGATCTCCAAGTTTTGAAAAGCTGTCAGTAAGCCGACCAGCAAAGCCCTCACTTCCAAAAGCTTGACCAAAAGTTTGACTCGTCCCTATTCCTAGCTTACCACCAACATACTTAGCAGTAGTACCAATAAAATCAGTAACAGCACTTGAAACAGTTTTAAAGCCCTGCCCAATAGTTTTAGCAAATGTACCAGCTTTACCCAGTACCCAACCAGCAGCCTTGCCTATAGAACCCAAGGCACCGCCTGCTAAGGAACTAACAACATTACCAAAGCCTGCCATTAAAGCATTACCTATGCCCGGAAGAAGAAAAGACATAGCAATCTGACCTACAATGCCAATCTTATTCATAAACTTTCCAACTTTTTTAAATACGGATTTAACAGTTTTGCCAATTCTTTTCCAAACTTTGCCAACAGTTTTTTTCCATAGTTTTTTAAAAAACCCCATTTATAAATCTCCTTTAATTAACTTCCGCTAGTTACGTTTCTTAAAAGCCTAAAAATCTCTTCTCTTTTACTAGCCATATTTTTATCAGTCATAAAAGCCTCGTTAGAAAGTGCTGACTGAATAACAGTTATAAGTCTATCGTCTTGCGCCATGTCTGATCTAAAGTTTCTATCGGCTTCATCTCTTAGGTTTTGCCACATTTGAGTTTGCTCTGTAACATCCATTTGAAACTCAAAACCTGCTTGCTGTTGATTAGCCGCATTCTGAGCTGCAGTTTCTGCTGTGTTGGTGTTACGTCGCCATGCTAGATCTGCTTGTTGAATTGCTTGAGCATTAGCAGCATTCCACTGTTCAGCTTGTGCATCTGCTTGAGCATTAAATTTAGCAACGTCAGCAGTGATTTGAGAATTATATTGATCGGCTGCAAGTTGATTTCCTGCGTTTTGAGCAGCAATTTTATTCTGTTCAGCGGTATTAAACTGTGCCATAGCATTAGATTGAGATACGTTAAACTGGTTTATGTTAGCACTTAAAGAAGCCATAAATTGATTTGTTTGATTCTCTGAAGAAGCATTAAACTGTTTAGCAGCATTAGCAGCTGACTGATCAGACAACATTCTTTGTTGTGCTAATTGTTGATCTAATACAATAGCCTGTTGTTTGTTATCTAAATTAGCCATATCCATAGCTAGAAAAGCCTGTGCGTTTTGAACGGCTAGTTTAGTTCTCTGGTCTACATTAGCTAAATCTAAATTAGCCATAGCTGTTGCATTCTGAATTGCAGCTTGTTGCTCGTTGTTTAAATTAGTTAAAGTTGCTGTCTGCATAAAAGCACTGTTGGCTAAAGCCATTTGCTGATTAGCATCAAACTGCTTCATATCCATATTGGAGTTAATTTGAGCATTAAACATTGCAGCTTGCTGTTTATTATCTAGGTTAGCTAACCCCATCTGCTGGGCTAACTGGGCATTAACCTGTGCAGCCTGCATTTTTTTCTCATAGACCTGAAGCTCTGCTATGTTTTGAGCACTCATGTTTTCTGAGTCAGCTTGGTTTTTAGCAGAAAGATTAGCTAAAGACATTTTCTCTGCAGCACTTAACTGTGCCATCTCTGCGTTCTGTCTAAGCTGTTCATTCTTGGACATCACATCAACATAAGTAACGTACTCTTGAAGCTTCATACGATTAGCTTCAGTCATGTTTGCAGAATCCGTAGCAGCTCTTTCAGCTAAATTAGCCATTTCCATTTGCTGATCATTGTTAAGATTTGCAAGCTCCATCTGCTGTGAAAGACCTACATTAGTCTTTTTAAAGTCTACTAAAGTTTGTAGATTAGTAAGGCGCTCTTGATTTTCTGCGCTCATTGTATCTTTAGCAGCGGCATTTTGCTCACTAAGATTCATCATTTCCATGCGTAAAGAAGAGTCTAAGTTTGCTTTTTCCATATCTTGATCAAGCTCTGCTTGTCTCATGATACGATTAACTTTGGCTTGGTAGTTTGCTAACTTAGTTTGTTGTTCAGAAGTTAAGTTTTCTTTTCCTGCTAAGTTCATAGCTTCTAGGTTTGCTAAGTCCATACGACTTCCAGCATCTAAATTAGCTAACGCAGCTTGCTGACGCTGTGCAGACTCTTGAGACGCTCTCTGTTGAGCGTTTTGAATATTTTGCAGTCGCGTCTGTTGTTGCTGATCCGCAGTGGTCATCTTAGCTTGCTGCTTAAACTGGCCTTGCTGTACTTTAATTTGCTGTGCCATGTCAGCAGTTTGAGAAGCAGCAGTCTGACGATTAGCCAAGTTCTGCATACGTATCTGCATAGTATTCTGAGCAGAAGCTAAGTTAGCCTGTTGCTCATTACTTAGGTTTTGTGCTGCACGCTGCTGGAGGGCCTGTGCGTTGCTCTGAGCCATAGGTAAAGCACTTTGAATAATAGCATTAAACAAAGCATCACGGCCTACTGTGGACGCTGAGAGGCCTCTCTGAGCCATCTGTTGTTCTATAGCAGCTACTGCAGGCCTAGCCCACAGAGGGGTCTTACCTTCTTCCATACCAGCTAAAAGGTTTTCCATCTGTACCGAAACAAGAGCTTCTTGTGGTAAAGCTGCTACAGCTGCTACTACTTTAGGGTCTTCTCCAGTGTCTAACTGGGCTTCTACTTTTGCAGGATCTTCAGAGAGTGCTGCAGTTACTTCAGGAGGCATATTACCTACTACAGCCAGCATGTCTGCTGCAGCTGCTGTACGTGCCTCTCCTGTAACGGCTTGCATAGAAGATGCAGCCATAGTCGGAACACCACCAATTTGAGAAGAATCACCCTGTGGAGCAGTTCCTGTAATGGCTTCACGGCCTTCAAAGTCTACTGAAGGTGCATCACCTAATTGAACAGCAATACCGTTTTTAGCTTCTCCTACTTGAGCTGTTCTTTTTTCAGCTAGTTTAAATTCAGGTATATCTTCAAGATTAACACCTTCTTTAGAAACAATATTTAAAATATCTTGTTGTTCTCTTTCAGAAATAGTTTGAGCTATACGAGTAGCTACAGCAGGATCTTCTGCTTCAATAACCGTATATCGCTCATCGCTTAGTATAGCTTCTGCATAATCTTTATATTCTGGTCTTGTAGCAGCAGTTCCCTGAAGAGCTTCCATCTCTTGCTGTGTCATTGTAGCAGCTTCAGCTTCTTTAGTAAGTCCCGTTATAGGATCTACTTTAGCAATAGACTCTTCACTTACGGTTCCTTCAGCTGCTGTTGTAGGCCCTACACTTTCTGCCTTATCAGCTGTATAAGTTGCAGCCGTTACTTCGGTAGGTCCAGCAGCTTGATCTGCGGTAGCCGTTTCAGCAGTTAAAGTATCTGCAGTAATTTCTGTTGCAGTAACATCTGCAGGCCCTGAAACTTTTTGTATGTCGCCTTCTTGGGTCTGAAGACTAGGATCGTCCATTTGAAAATCATTTAAAGTTTTATTGCTTCCTAAAAGTCCTATCATTTCTTGTGGAGTTTTCTCAACAACATTTGATCCGACAGTTAAAGTATATTTACCTGTTTCAGGATTATAAGTAGCTTGAGCAGTCCCGTCTTTAAAAGCTTGAGTTTCTGATAAAGCTGCATCCAGTTGCGTGTAATCAAAAGTTTGACCAGCTTTAACAACTTCGGCTTTAGGAGCTACATAAGGTTCTGTAGCTACGACTGAAGTAGTAGAAGGCTCTTGAGTTGGTTCTTCTACTGTAGGTGTAATAGTAGGTGAAGGCGTAGTCGGTTCACTTTCTTGATTAGGATTGGCACCACCACCGCCGTCCATGTTGTAGTCAGCCTCAGTATCTATATCTAAAGGGCCGCCATAAAACTTAGAAACCCTTCCACCCTGCTCATAATTAGCACGATTTTTATGATGTCGTTTACGCTTTAAGGCCCTGACGGCAGCATTTGAACTTCTTTTAGCGGCTGTTTTTTTACTCATAAGATCTACTCTTTATCTTTCTTAAAAAGTTTTTGGACGGTATCTGTTTCAACAATTCTAATAATAGTCCATACAATACTTAAAGCAGCGGCCACAGCAGGCAGCCAGCCCATAAGGGTTGACACCGTAGTTGTTACTGCTATTACGTCTACTGCGGCTTTTGCTTCTTCTTGCATTACTTCTTAGCCTTTCCAATAACTAATGCACCTACTTCTAAAAACTTATAAAGCTTACCGATAATTTTATCGTCTTTTGGAGTAGGGGTCAAAGCTGTAATAGCGCTACAAGCTGTTACAAGGGCCGTGAGAGCGTTAATATATTCTAATATAATCATTACCAAGGTACTCCTGTTTCTTGCGTTGGGTTCTTCTGTGCTTCAATGTTAGCAGCCAGTGATGCCTCAATAGCGTCCTTGTCAACACCGTTAGCCCAGCACCAGCCTAAAGCCATGTCCTCTGTGATGTCGTCATAGGCCACCCAATCGGAGCTGCTAGGATCTGGTGTAAAGCCGCAAGTGCCGTAGTTGGTCGCTAAGTAGGTCACAGCGTCATCGCCTTCTCCTACGGTCTCTGATGCGTTAGCTCGCCAGTGGGCAACGATAACCCCGTTGTCATCCAGCGTTCGTTCCATTTGGCTTATTTGCCATACTGTTGCCATGTTGTTTCTCCTTTAGGATTCTAGTGCCGCGATACGGGCTGTTAATGCTTCAATGGTGGCTTGTTGTTCTTGGATGGCTTTCAGAAGAACAGGGATAGTTTCCGTGTACTGCATACCCAGCTTGCCATCAGCGCCGGTGACGACTACAGGGCTGTAATCTACCTCCCAGTCTTGCGCTATAAAACCAATTTTCTTGGCCTTATTCTCATCTGCGATTAGGTTGTACTCAACGCAGCGGTAGTCCATTACTTTGTCCAGCGCACCTTCAATTTCAACTATATTCTCTTTGACCGTTTCGTCAGAGATGGCAACCCAAGTGGTGCCTCCATCATTCATGTATACGCCAGTTGTCGCATTATTGATGATGTAGAAAATGTTGGCGTTGTCTACCTCCTGCCGCCAAAACTTGCCTGCTGTCGCTGCGCTATTACGCATAGCATTATGAGTATTGCCTGAACTGACGGTTGTGATTGTCGCACCGCTTAATGATGCTGTTGATCCCAGAATCAAATCACCATTGGCATCGATGCGCATGCGTTCTGTGTCTGCCACACCGCCACCGCCCGTGTTAAATGCGATAATGCCAGAGCCTGCGGTAGCACCATAACTCCGAATAGTTGTTACGTTACTACCATATTGAAGTACACCTGCGTTAGTTTGATTTTGGCCTAATACTCCTCTAGAAAGAAGAGGCCCACCAGCGTCTAAAGTTCCAGAGCCTCCAAACGTATCTGCTGGCGAAGCCACATTAATACCCACGTTCCCGCTGGCATCGATGCGCATGCGTTCGCCGTTGTTAACAGTAAACAACAGGTCATTACTAGACTCTGATAAGAAAGGACTAAAACCACTAGAAGACTCTAAATAAAATCTTCCACCGTTTTTAACAATAACATGACCGCTGGAATCGATGCGCATGGCTTCACCGACGCTAGTCTTAAACACAAGATTAGCTGAGGTATTTCCTGTTGCGATTGTGTTTCCAATACTTGACCAGTTATTTCTATCTTCGTTATAAAAGCGCAGGCCGTAGGTTGCGTCATAATCGACAGAAATCTCACCACGAACATCTAAAGCTGTTACCGGCGCACTCGTACCAATCCCCAAATTGCCCGAGGCATCCAGCGTCGCCGCAATTGTCGTAGCTTCTGTGGTGTTGTCGCCGCCAACTAAAAACTGAAGCTGACCTGCGCCTGCGCCTGTTACAGTAGGTTTGATTCCTGACCTACTTGCTCCCCCAGCAACAGCAGGAAAACCAAGCGTCATAGCGTCATAACCGACAACTTGTGTTTGCCCTGCGCTGGTTATGCGCATGCGTTCGGTGTCGTTAGTCTTGAAAACCATTGGGCCGTTATCGACATTGACAAGTTGAGCTTCGCCGCCACTAAAGTTTTTAATAAGGAAGCCAGACGTATTGCCCGTATGTCTTAGCGTAATTGACGCAGGGTCGGTAGATGTTTCAACAGTAAGCCCATCCGCCGTGACGCTGCCCGTGACATCTAAAGCAGTAGAAGGCGCAGCATTATTAATACCGACTCTATTATTAGAAACATCAATATACATTGTATTTGCATCAATGTTAAGATCTATAGAAGCTACGTCAGCCGATAGCATTCCTGTAGAGACTTTAGTTAAAGCCATGTTGTTTCTCCTGTTAAGATTCTAGTGCCGCTATACGGGCTGTTAGTGATTCAATGATGGCTTGTTGTTCTTTGAACCCAGCAATGAGCAGCGGGATTAGTTCTGAATACGCAACCCCTAGAAACTCCTCTGGATCATCTAGCGAGACTGTTGATTTACTGACGGCTTCTGGTAATACCTTCTCAACATCTTGTGCGATAACAAAAACCCGCCGAACCTGTGGCGCATCTACTTTGTATTTACCAATCACTGTTCGTAAGGTAAGCAATTTGCTTACTGCATCCGAAATCGGCTCAATAATATCTTTTAAACGCTCATCCGACATTGATGTCCAAGAGGTAGCTCCAGACGCAAGTTGCACCCCTCCAGTTGCTCCGACTTGTACTTGAAGCGCAGTAGCTGTGCCTGTAGTTAGACCTCCTATACGGGCCGATGCAGAGGCACCCCCATTACAAAAATCAAGCGAACCTCCATTAGAGTTTGATGAGTTAATAACTAACTGGTTGCTGTTGGCCTTTGAAAATACGCCCAACCCACTGTTTATAGTAGAAGTAGTCCCCACCAACAGGTTGCCTGATGCATCTATGCGCATGCGTTCATTTGTGTGACCATTGGTATAAAAACGCATATCCGCGTTTGCTCTGGTCATAAGTGACAAACCACCAGACGCTCCAGTCCCAGACCCAAGCACGGCAGCGTCTTGAACAAAACCGCCTGTCGTTGTGAAGGAAGATCCTACTGCTTGTAAAAATAAACCATCTGATGATGTTGCAGAGTTAGTTATATAAGCGGTTGCTTCTGCTGCTGCTCCTGTGCTGACGTTGTAAAAGTGAGCAAGAACAGGGTCGCCATTTGTATCAGAACTAACAGTCAACGCATCCATCGTGGCAGTACCCGTTACGTCGATGCCTGTGGCGGTGGTGGTTAGTTTGGCGGCATTGTCGTAGTAAAGATAAACACCTGCATTTTC